ACCCGCCTATGCGTTTAAAACTTCTAAAGCGAATATGCATAGATAAAGATAGAGCTGTCCTCATGTGTCTGGACATATGTGACCCCCCTGTCCAAAGTAACTAGGGTTCTAATAAAATATCTAACGCAGATCTTTATCCGCCGTATAATACGTCTTCCCCTTAACTACAAAACTATGCACCCTCGCGTACCCCCACGCTTGTGGAGAAGCTCCCGGTCGATGCCCGGTTCTCCACGCAGCGAGTCCCCTGTTGTAGATGGTCTTCACGGTCTTTAGAGGAATGCCAGTAGCCTTAGCAATTTCAGGGAGAGACTTGATCTCTGGTCCATACTTTTTCCTAAACTTTTGGGTGTAGGAGGAAGTCTTTGTCTTTTGTCCTTCGTCTGTTCTAAACTTGGTGTAGTCTTTTTTGAGCATCTTCTTGTAACGAGTTTCAACCTCCTTGAGAGTCCCAAGCCCCCTGAAGTATTTGAGGGGTGCATAGATTTGACCTTCTGTTCTACGCAGTTGCCCAACTTTTCGAGCAATTTGGGCATCGGTGAGAGGCATCTTACCTTTTACTTAGAAAATCTTACTACCGCATATGATAGTAATAAAACATACGAAACGAAAATAATATCATTCAATGTCCAGGTATAACCCGTATCGAAATCACCAACAATATATTTTGTCATTAAAAGAGCTATAAGTGGTATGACATATTCCTTTCTAAAATTTGAGCGGTTCTGGATATTTGTTAGGATATAAGATAATGACACAGTAAGAGCTGTAGAATTGACAAATCTGTTCATCTTACCTTTTACTTGAGATATTTTATAGCCGAAGCGATATTGGGATAGATGCATTTTCCGAACCTGACACGACCTGTCCTAGGATTGTAGTACCCCTTGTGGCCATTGAAGATACATTTGTGAAGTTCACCCATATAAAAAATACAATATTATAATAATTAGTTGAGATGGGACTTTCGATTATTATGGGGAATATGTTTTCTGGTAAAACTTCCGAACTTATCCGTCGACTTAAGCGTCTAAAAGTCATAGGTAAGGAAGTCATGATTGTCAACTCGGCGAAAGATACCAGATCACCTGAAGAAGTTTTGAAAACGCATGACAATGTTAAGTTTAATTGCCACAAAGTGTATGACCTATTTGATATCATCGATACTGATGAATTTGAACGGGCTGATATCATAGCCATAGATGAAGCACAATTCTTTCCCAGACTCAAAAAATTCATAGAAGGGTGTTTATACCTAGAAAAATCGATTATTATCGCAGGTCTTGATGGAGACTGCTTTCAAAGAAAGTTTGGTGAACTCATCGACTGTATCCCTCTCGCAAGTGACGTAACTAAACTTTCAGCACTGTGTATGCATTGTAACGATGGAACACCGGGTCCCTTTACCAAGAGGATTGTCAAAGACAAAACCCTAGAACTTATCGGTGGAAGTGATATGTATGAAGCAGTGTGTCACAATCACCTGTGAATATCCAAGATGAGTACAACCCTTCGACCGTCACTGGTTTTCATCAGTTCATGATATCTCGCGTGGTCAAAGAGGATATCTTCACCCTCTTTGTGTACGTGCCTACCATTCTCAGTGTACAGGCTACAATCCCCATCGCCGTGTATTGTGAGTTGATATCTTAAGAGTTCATTTGATTCAGCACGATGTGGATGTAAGACCATGGGACCCTCTATGACCGCAAATGAAGCACCCTCTCTATTTATACATGGTATTTGACGAATGAGACTATTTAGGAGTGGAAATTGTTCAGCCTTGTAAAAATAGTACCCGTCATTTTTTTCAAACCACGGGTTAGTATCATGGTACCACGTCTTTTCTAGAGTCGGTGAAACCTTTTCAAACTCTTCACGTAACTTGGGATAATGAAGTTTCAGTAAAAGAAGACCAGGGTAGTTCTTTACATCATACTCTGATAGACACTTAACTATTTCTCGGAATGTATTTTGTATACCGAGGAGTGGTCGCCACATATTTGAAAAGTAAAGGTGGTCGACAGGTGGTTTTACATAATCATACAGGACCATCATCATGGGTACAAACATAAACCGCCACATTATTTTCTCAGTAGATAATAAAAATGCCCGGATACCCCAAGTCCATGTATGCCGAGCCCAAGCCCACCGAGGAGGTCGTGACTACCAAGTCTCGCTTCTCTATGCCTGCTCTCCCCCAGCTTACCATCATCCAGATGGTTCTCGTCGCTCTCATCGCGGGCTATGCCTTCACTGCGCGTAAGATGAACGGTGTCGTCGTTGCCAGCCTTGCGCTGACCGTTGGTCTCCTCCACATGTACGACCACATGTACCGTATCAAGCGTGGCCCCGAAAAGCTCTTCTTCCTTCCCCAAGCTAAGAAGGAGGGGTACAGCTGCTGCGGTAAGTAAAAATCTTAGTAAAATATAAGTATGCGCGTCAAGATTATTCGTAGCCCTAACCCTAAAAAGAAGTTCAGGGCGACTCTAGAAGACGGCAGGACTGTTGACTTTGGTGCAAGTGGGTATTCCGACTACACCAAACACAAGAATCCTTCACGTATGCGTTCCTATGTGTTGCGTCATGGGGGTCATGTACCCAGACAAACCATAGAAGAACGAGATCCCAAGAAGATCCAAACAAAAATGTTAAATGTCGATCGGAGCGACAAAGAGAATTGGAAGATGAGCGGTATCGACGGGGCTGGTTTTTGGTCCCGTTGGTACCTCTGGAGTTTTCCTACGTTTCAGGGTGTTGAGAAATTCATGAAGAAACGTTTTGGGATTAATTTAGTTTGAATTCAAAGTCCGTCTTTTCAAAATCTTCGTCTGATGTTAGACACAGTTTTATTCCTTCGTCCATATCACCTTTAGTAAAGTTATCATCTAATCCAATCTCTTCTTCAAATACTTCATTTTTACGTTTTGAACCACTGAGTGTAAAAATGTCATCTGGATATTTCTTGAAAATGGGTTGATATTTGTTTTCCTCTATACTACCAAATATTTCCTTTACTTTATCACATATCCCACCGTGTGCGCCAGCGCGAAGGTTCTCCGCACCAATCTTAAGTATTCTCACTAATTCGAGTTTTTGTTCATCATTTAAATCCATAACGTTCTCTTTCTCAGCCTCATCCACAGCTTTTTTCTTATATTCTTTGTCGTCTTCTTTGTATGTTTTCAAACCTTTCACGATATCTGCCATTTCAGAAATTTTTACGGTTTTAATAAAGTGAGGTTTGGTTCCTGAGATAAACCCACCAAACCAGCCTCCTGCAGCAGATAAAGAAGAACAGCAGCAAAGTCCTACGACAGCAGCAATGGCGGCCATATTATAATGTATATAGATTATAATATGGCTGAGATAGCTCTTATGATTTGTGCCTTCTCATCTCTCATGAGTTCTGTAGGTGGAGGGTTTTACATGTTTAAACAAGAACAGAAGAAGAAATTGATAGCAGAGAAGAAGGCACTTGATGCTGTTACCGTCTTTACGGAATGTGATTATAAGGGGGTGAGCACCCCGATCGGAGAAGGTGATACGGAGTCCGGATCAGGCTTCAAATCCATCATCGTACCAGCAGGTTTCAGTGTTGAGACTTACCCCAAGCAAAATAAAGGTGGTTTTAAATTAACACTAGGTGGTCCTTCAGATCAGAAGTGTACCACTATCAAATCAATGGTTGTCACGAAAGTCTAATTTAGGCCGCCATACCCTTCTTCTTAAGGACATTTTTCAGTTCGGCCATGAGTTTAGCGCGTCGAGCGTTCACGACCGGTCGCCGTTGGGGTGGTGGAGGAGGTGGTGGTGGGGGAGGAATACCCGCACGAACCACGGTTGGAGCAACTATAGTTTGACACACTCTGATAACTTTCTGTGCATTTTTCACACTGTTATCAAAGTTCATCCTAATTTTGGTACGAAGTTCCTTAGCTGAGAGCTTTACACGTTTACCCTTGACAGTTTTGGTGATCCGAAGACCTTGCTTCTTGGCTTTGTTTTTTAATTCAAGATACTGCATCTACTCTTGGTTGAGATTATTAAATCAATATAAAATCAGATCAAGAAAAGTCTTCATATCACCCGTCTCAATAAGTCTGGCGTATAACATACCCTCCTGATCGAAATAGAGTGGGTTTAGATTCGCCCTATCAAATACATTTTTAAGTTTAATTTTTAATTTGTCTAAATGCATCAATACTTTGGATAATATATCAAAATCTAGGGATTGGACACCCATACGGAATGCAACTTTGTTTACACTATATTCACCCGTATCAGTTTGAAAAAGAAAATGTTTTTTTATAAATTCTTCTATTTCGTTTCTTGGGCTAATCCCAATTTGATTTGCAATTTGTGTAATTTCCATTAAATTATCTAAACCCGCTACTAACTTTC